ATCACCTCTCCTATAAACTGAAACACCTTCATGATTGGAGAGAATAGAGTCTTGATAAACCTACCGACTTTACCAACAGCTTCTATTGTAGGGGCAAAGAACGACTTGATAGCTCTACCAATACTAGAGAAAAACTCAACCACACTGGTGAATATCTTGCTCTCAGTCACGACTCTAATGATCGATTTAAAGCCATCAATTATACGTTTGAAACCAACAACCACATATCTACCAGCAATCAGTACCTTGTCTAAATCCAATGACCACGCAGAGAATGCCGCAAGAAGGCCGCCTAGGAGAGGAAATCCACCTAGGTCGGCCTTCGTATCTTCTTTATCATCTTTTGGCTGCTCAATTACCTTAACTTCTTGAGGTTCTCTCAGAGACAATTGATTTAGGAGTCTCGCATTGGCCTCTGATAGATTCTCAAAGAACTTCTTGAAGTCAGTAGACATCTTTGTGATGTTAGTGTCTATGCTCTTCAGAGTGTCATTGATTGCACTCTTGTCAAGCGCAACTGCAAGTGTCCCAACCTGTTTCTCACCAAAGGTTGGTGCCTTCTTCTCTTTCATCTTCTCGGTTGGTAACGGTTCAGCCATTTAGTTAACTTTCTTACTTAGTAGGAGGTGTTGATGCTTTCTTCTCAAAAGCTGACTTACCATAGAATGCTGCCACAATAGCTGCAACTGAAACAAAGTAAGTAGCTGCCATGTCACCAAGAATCTTTCCAGCTTGATCAAGACCGAAAAATATTGCTAGGACAACAGCGAAGGGATACAATAGCATCCCTGAGAGTGCAAACCAAGCCATGTTTCTCTGTGCATCACGCATCGCGTCTTCATCCTCTAGTTGCTTGCGCTGGAACTCAAGCTGCATTTGGTATTCTTCGTTAGAGATGTGACCATCTCCATTACTGTCTAGTTCCGAAGCTAGTTCTTCATCAACTGTTATTGATTTCTTTGTAGCCATCTTTACCTCTATGATTGTTGTTTTTGTTTCTCTTCCTCTAAATACTCTAACAACATATCGACGTACAGATCGCGTTCAAATGGTATAAGTTCCTCTAGTTCACTTATAGAATACTTGTGATGTTGTACTAGTGAGAAGATGACCCTATAATAGTTTGCTATGTTATTATGGATCATCCCTAAGTAAAAAAACTCTGTAACCCCACTATCTCTTTAGTCTTTGTCTCTCCGCCTTCTGTCTTATATGTAAAACTGTGTTTCAATCTTGGTACTGTGTTGAAGAACTCTTGGATCTGAATCATGTTCTTAGAACTAAATGACTCGATGAAGTCCTGTTGTTCTTTCTTAGTATAGTCCCCCATGTTCAAGACTTCATCATCACCAACTAGAACCTTATCAATACAAAGTGATATGATCTCCATCATTGCCTTCTCAGAGTTATCACCCAACTTATTGATCTTCTGAACTGTCTCATATGTTGGGTCTTTCATAATCAGAGAAACTTCATCGTTTAGATTCAAGGTATACTCATGACTTGGATCTTTCACTATCTTAATGTCTTCTAAATCCAGAGTACTCTCATACGTATTGTTATCATCCTCATCAACAAACTTAAACTCTATCACATTATTCACTGACTTAGATCTTAGCTGTAAGAACAGATACTCTAGGTCATATATCGACAGATCATCAACGTCAATCTTGTCTAAGACGCAGTTATTGATGATCTGCTTTATAGCTTCTACAACTTGCTTCTCATCATCCCCAGACGAAGCTATAAGAAGAACCTTCTCCTCTTTAACTGTAAATGGTCTATATCTAATAGTTTCCCCTGTTGAAGGGATGTCAAGCATAAATGTAGGCGAAGCAATCTTCGGTAGTGCCATAATATCTCACTCCATTATCTTAAAGTTGTTTTAAAATTGTACTTGCATTAGTTGCAAGGTCAATAGCATCCTGAATGTTTCTTGGTCTTTTTGTATTTATTACTGTACCAGCAAGAGACTTAATCTGTAGTATATTGTCAATGAGTGACGTGCTTGTTGGATTAAGAGATCTTGGATTCAATGACCCTAAGAGCTTTGTCTCATAGTGAGAGTATGTGAACTCAACAGGAAGCTTTAAGATGGTGTCATTTTGTTCCCAACCCATTGAAGCTGCACCGAGCTGGATTGGGTGACAGTTATAGAACTTGTACTCCATCCCTGAGCCAGGACTTAATGGATTTGGTATTCCAGTACCAAATATGTCTCCACCAGATTGACCACTGTCATTGAATGTTCGTACTATCATTTGAACTGCATAGTCTTCTTTGTAAGCTATCTCTCTGTGTTGGCGGCCTCTTGTTAAGATATCACTAGGTGCTGCATCAGTCCCTTCTACAATGAAGTCTAGCCAAGCTTGAAAGAACTTCATTACTTGATATTTGCTGTCACAAAAGAAAGTAGTTGTTAAGTTCTCAGGTGCTCTAGACACTGGCATTCTTGTAATATCACCATACCCCTGTTTCTTATAGTCAAAAGCATTCAAGTTCTTCCCGGGCAAGTTAACTGTGTCACAGAAGAACTGCATCTCCCTAGAGACTATTGCTGGAAGGAAAGCAGAGATTCCTCTTGGGACATCAAGCATAACATGAAACTTATTTGCCTGTGCTAAACCATCGAACTTATATTGGCTGATTCCAGCTTTAAAGTTGCTTAGATTAAATGCCATCTCTATCTTCCTTGAATAGCTTTTCTTGAGTCTGCCTGAACAGACCGCTTGTTTGATTTCTTAAATCTCTCTAGTGGTAGGAACAAAGCAATGTCCCACTCTGATGGATACACGTACCAAAACTTAGAGTCCATGTGATCAAACAGATAGTGCTTGATACAAGGCTTAAAGTATCTAAACTTAGATGCAGAGTTGAGTATCTCGTAGTTCATTCTGAGTCTTGTGGTCTCGTCGTATCTCTGGTTAACTGACAAATCATAAAGAGCATCCATTAATTTAGCTCTTAATGGAAGAGGTAGATAGTGCATGTTGATGCCTAGAAATCCGCCAGGAACCTTCTTAAAAGGAAATACCAATGGAAATCTGTCATAGTAAGGAAGTGTCTCTTTGTGCTTTGGGTCATAGTAGAACATGTACATGTCACCTATTCTGATCGCACTCTTAAATCTACTGGAGTCAGAGTATATCAGTGTTCTCTCATTGATCCTTCTACGTTGCCCAGCTGCATCACGATACCAGTCACGAGCAGACTGTGTCCGGGAGGGTATTTGCCCCTCTCTAACACCTCGTGTCAGTATGAAATCAAAAGTCGTTGCAGCCATTTACTTTATTCCTAACTCTTTCTCTGTCATAACTATAAACTTCCAGCCCTTCTCATCACAATATCTAGAAGCAGCTTCCCATTTAGCCTGATTAACCCCCCAAGTAGCAACCTCGTTTAAGTACTTTCTTGTTATCTTAGAAGTTCTCTCAGGAGGAGCAGTTTGGTTCTTTGGTTTTACCTCTATCAATATAGACTCTTCTATTCCTTTACTATTTATTTGTTTTACAAAGAAGTCTGGGAAATATCTATGTCTTCTACCATCAATTGGACTCTTGTACGGTATGATAATCTCTTCAGAAGCCCACTTTACCACCTGCGGGTGCGTATCAAGATGTCTCATCATCTTGAATTCCCAAGAACTCCTATAAATAATATTAGTAGGATCTCCGAGGTATTTCCCAGGATTGGTAGGTTTGAATCTGCCGTTATAAGCCATTTCTTCAATATAAATAGTTAACAGTCTAATATTTATTAGGAAAAAATACATGGCCTTCAACTTTCCAGATCTAGCCAGGCAGAAGAAGAAAGACAGTAATATAGCAAGTCAGTATGTCTTTCCTGATGATCTTGGGCAACACTGTACTCATATCACATTTGAGACTTATAACTATGAGAAGAGAAAGGTTAGAGGAGGTATCTCTCCAAGCCGACCTTCTATAACTCTAACAGACTCAATTGCATTGCCTCTCCCTGAGAACATGCAAGAAGTGTCTGAGCTTAGAGTGAGACCAGAAGATCTTGGAACTCTGGGTGGCGGACTTGGTACAGAGGCATATAACGCTGTTAAGAACTTTGCTGGAGCTGTTCAAGGTGCTTCTGACGTCACAGATGTTATGGAGGCTCTACCTTCAGCCCAAGCTGTGAAGAACCTGGGACAAGTGGGAGCAGCTTCTCTAGTTAGACAGGCTATTCAGGCAACTGTCCCAGAGTTACAGAAAGGATTAGAAGTTGGATCTGGGTTTTCCTTCAACCCGTATCAAGCTCTAACATTTGACGGTGTAAATCTAAGAACATTTACCTTTGACTGGACATTAGCTGCTAGTACTAGAAGAGAGAGCGACACCATAAAACAAATAATCCAGACTATACGAAAGCACATACACCCAGAGTACTCTGGATTCAGCGAGGTGTTTGGTGTCGGTACAACAGGAAGAGCTTTCTTAAAGTACCCAGATATTGTCAAGATAAAGATTCTGGGATCTCCAAGTGGTTACATGCCCATATATAAGCCGGGAATGATATCTAACTTTAACGTTAACTATGTTGGTGGAGGAGAGATAGCTTTCTTAGAAGGCGGGAAGCCAGCGGTCGTCAAGATCTCGATGACAATGCAGGAGATGGAGATCTGGACTAGAGAAGATTATGGGCCAACTACAGAAGAATCTATAACGATAAACCCAACATCAGAATCCATTTTCAGGTAATAAGAATGTCTAAATACTTTGAATATTTTCCAACAACAACTTATGCAGTGGCTAACTCTAGCTTCACAATAAGCAAAGTTGTCAGAGACAT